CGACTCCTCCACCTTCGAGTACAGCAGGTTCTCCTCCGGCAGGCGACTGATAAAGGAGGCGTTCGGCTCCGGGTAGTTGTTCCAGTGAGAGCCGAGCCATCTCAGCAAAAACGGTACGTCGAGTTTCTCCTTTTGCTGAAAGTAGGGTGTTCGCGAAAACCGTGCGCTTAGCAGAGGCCAAGCCAGGCGCACCTTCTCTTCGTACCTGGTCAGGGTTCCGTCGGGCCTTGGCGATGTATCCTGCAAGATCGGCAGGAGCGCCTGTATCTCGGGCGATGAATTCGCGTTGCGTAAAATCGAAGTAGACATTTTTCAACTCCGGTATGTCGAGGTTGGCTAAATTATACGACGCATTTAGCATTTGTTCAACATTATTTTTCGAGTCGTCAGTCCAGTTCACCTTCAGGCCCGTCTCCTGCTCGATGAAGTCGATCTGCTTCGGGTGCAAGCGCATGTACTTCGTGTCGCCGGATTGCAGGGCGTGCGACAGCAAGTTCTCCAAGCGACGCTTGATGCCGGCCACCGAGATGCCCTGCGCGTCGCCGTAGAAGACGAAGCCGTTCGCTTGCGCGAAGTCGAGCAGCGCCTTGTAGACGCCGGAACCACCGCGGCCTTCGCCCCAGCGGGTGATGTCGATCTGCATCGAACGGTCGGCCATGTCGAGGTAGACCGCTGCGCTGCTGTTCCCGCTCACGATCTCGTATGCGAACCCGCCGGCGGGGAGGCGCTGCGTGCCTTCGTGCCAGTGCGTGATGTTCTTCACCGAGGTATCGACCATGCCCTGCATCACGGCGTCGAGGGTATCGCTCAGCGCGCGTTGAAGACCCGGTGCGTCGTCGGCTTGTGCCTTCACCTGGGCGGTGCCGTACTGCGCAGCCGTCTCGCTGGCGGCGTACATCGTCCAGAGCTTGCGCAGATCGGCGAGGTCTTGCTGTTCCAGCTTGCCGGTAGGAGGCAGCGTCTCAGCGACTTCGTTCAGGGCCTGCGCGTACTCCGTCGGGCGAGGCGGAATATCTACCTCCACGTTCTGCGTCGCGTCGCCCAGCAGCGCACCTTTCCCTTCCTTCACGTAACCATCGAAGCCGGCCTCGACGACTGCAGCTTCGAAGGCGTTCGACTCGGTAGGAAACCCGAGCGGGTTCTTCGTGCCGTCGTAGATGTTGCTCAGCGTCAACTCGTGGCGGAAGGCACCCACGCCGGCTTCGGGGCGCACGCCTGGGCCTTCGTCCACATAGAATGAAACGCGACCGTTCAGGACGCTTTGAGGCACTTTGGCGAAATGCACCGCTTCGACCGTTACTTCGCCGACACGATCTTCCCCGAGGGGTCTGCTTTCTCCAAGGCGCAATTCTCCACCCTCAGATACCCCGAGGGCGGGCCGCACTGTGAAGTCAGTTCCAACGCGCCCGTCGCGAGTTTCAATGAGCGCTTGCCCGTAGCGCTGCCCGATGTCGAGCGCCTGTTCGCGCGTAACTCCGACAATGCGGAACTTGCCTTCGAGTTCGGTGTACTGCACCCCCATCGCATCGAGATCAGCCTTCAGTTCGACGTTGCGCCGTGCGTTCTCCTCGGCGGAAAGCTGTTGCGCGTTCGGGTTCTCGGCGGTCAGGATCGCCCAATTCGTCTTGCGCAGAATGCTCTTGATGTTCTCGGGCTTGAAGTCTTCGAGCGTGGCGACGCGCGCCTTCGCGCGACGGCGGAAGCCGTAGTCGCTGGACGCGGGCGGGGCTTTTGGTTCCCAAACATATTCTTCCTTTACGCCATCCACTTTTAGTCTCGTATTCTTTACAAAGCCCAGACGCTCATAAAGGGCGCGTTGCCCCTTTTGCTCGGACCCCCCGCGCATCGCATCCGTACTGAGAACTACCGGCTTGCCCGCTTTTCGCGCTTGCGCCATCACCTCTCGGATGACTTCGCTGCCGAAGCCTTTGTTTCGCTCCTCAGCTTTTACCTCAATATCCGCAATACGTATTGCTGTAGGGGTTTCGTCCAACTTCAAGTAGCCTACTTCTTTGCCTTCGCGCAGAATAGGGCGCTTAGATACCCCGAGCTGTTGCTCCAACTCCGCAGCCCCGCCAGTGCGCTCTGCCTGCACCTGTATATCAAACTGCGCCAGCAACTCGGAAGGCTTGACGCCCAGCTTCTGCGCGCGGGTGATGAAGTACGCCTGCTGCAGTGCCGCGTACTTTTTGTTCGCGTCCGGGGTGAAGCGCTGCGCGCCTTCGATGCGCGAGTACAGCGCGTCATAAACCCGCTGCGCATCGGCTTGGAATTCGGTGTCCTTCTCTTTCTCGGCCAGCAACTGGTCAGCCTCGGCCTTCATCTGCTCGGTCTGCCCCTTCACCTGTTCCTGCGCCTGGGCATAGGTCAGCCCGTCCACTTCGGTCTTCAAGTTCGGCAGGATCGCAGCGTCGAGTTCGGTGCCCGCGATGTGGGTGGCGTAATCCTCCACCGGCACGCGCACGAGGCCGTCGGTGCTTGCAGCTTCACCGATCTGGCGCACGACTTCCGGCATGTCCTTGGCGAACTTCTCCTGCACTTCGGCGGGAGCTTGGGCGAGCGCGTTCTGCAGCACGGTGCCATCGACGAAAACTTCCTTCAGGTCGGAGTCTTCAACCATTGACTGCATGAAGGCTTTGAACTGCGCAGGATCGCGCTCACGGAGCTTGGCTGCTGTGGCGGCTTGGCTGAGTTGTGTCAACGCTTCGTGCGCGCCTTCAGCGCGGGTTATCTGCCTCTCACTGCGCACGCGGTCGCTGGCGAAAAGCTCCAGACCTTTGAGGGTCGCTACTGTTCCGCCGGTGCCGACTATCGTGGCGATCAGGGTCTGCACGATAGCGCTGGGACGCTCTGCGATGTACTCCGAGAACGGCTTCTCGGGATTGAGAACGGCCCACTCGTTCAAGTCTTGCGTGAGAGTAGCCAGCTGCTCGCCGGGAATCTCGCGCGCCATCTGGTGTGCCACGGTCTTGTAGAACGGCGTGCCGACCTTCAAGTCCTTCAGCAGTGCGCCCATCGGAATCTTCTCGGTGGCGTACTCCAGAGCGCCCTGCGACAGGGCGAAAATGGCTGCAGGAACGGGCGCTATGCCCTTGTCCGCCGCCTGGCCGTATGCCTCGCCACCAGTGACAGCTGCCATGGTTCCGAGCGCTGCTGCAGGCGATCCTGCGAGGCCCAGGGGCAGCGTCAAAAGCGATGTGCCCATCGACTGCAGGCCAGAGTAGACGCCGGCCTCAACCACACCTTCGGCTTGCGGCATGAGCGCCTTGGTGCTTACGCCCAAGCGCTTGCGCGACTCTTCCGCCTGTTCACGGAAAGCCTTGCCCACGTCCTTCGTGCCGGTGAGGTCTGCGAATTCGCGCAGGTAAGGCTCAAGGAAAACATCGGAAGCGGCCTGCATCGTGCCCCAGATACCGGAAGCTGCCTGTGGGACCGAAGAAGCTACCGCACCGGCGCCCTTCTTCACGTAGTCCCAGCTGTCCTCCAGGTACTGCATTGCAGTAACATCGTCGTGCACCAGCGCCGCGAGGTTTGCGTCGGTCAATGCTGAGGCCGTCTTCGGATGCGTCTGCACGAGGCCCGGCAGGTCGATGTCTTGCAGCTTCGCGCGCCGCTCGGCTTCGATCTTGACGGCGGGATCGGTGGCGATCAGCAGAGGATCAAACCCCGTCTTGCGCGCGATGGCATTGTACCGCGCCATCTCGTCGGGGTTCTGCGTAATCGCCTGGTGCATCGAGGCACTGGCGGCGATGTTGACCTGGTCGTCTTGTTCCTGCTTGAACTGAATCAGCGCTGCATCCAAAGCGTCATCTGCTGCCACGGCGCGTCCTCCGAGGTGGGGTTATTTTGCGGCTTCCGCTGCCTTCATCTTGCGGTAGATTTGCATTCTATCATCATCGCTAAGGTTGTGCAGCCCCAGCTTCGCCGCCTTAGCGTCGATTTTAGCGGCGTCCTCGGGCGGAAGCGTGTATTCCTGCGGCAAGAGCGCCCCTGGAACCTGTTTGATGTTGGTCCCGAACAGAAAGCCCGGCTTCTCGACCGGATAGGTCATCGCATACTTGGTGATGATGCTCGGCTTGTCCTTCTCGATGCTCAGGCCCGGCTCGCCCGAAGCGCGGCGGCGCCCGATCTCGGCTTCGACCGCAAGGCGAATCTGGTGCTTGCGCCCCGCCGCGGCCGAGCGAGAGACGCCCTTCATAAAAGGCTCGACGGTGGCCTCGAACAGATCGGCGTCTACACGCGCCGCGGTGAATTTCTCCGGATTGGTCAGGTAGTCCTGCTTCCGGCGCAGCAGGTCGTCCACCCACTTCTTCCCGAGCTCGGGCGTGAGCGACATGATGGTGGCCGCATCGTAGTCTTTCAGCACGTCGGGGGAGGCCATGAGGCGATCGTAGACCTCGCGCGCCGCGGGGGAGGCCTGAACCATCTTGTCCTGATCGCCTTGCGCGCCATCGATATACGCCCTCGCCGACGTACGCTTGCCTCCGAGAAGGGACCAGTCCTGCGGGGTTAAATCCTGCACCGACCGGATTCGACCGACGTCAACGCGCTGCTGCACGTCCAGCAGGGCGTTCTCTTCTACCTGGGCACGCGCGGCTTTCAAGTCCGCAAACCATTGTCCCGCCTTTGTTCTGGCAGCCTCCAGCTGTTCGGGCGTGGCGTTCGGGTTATCCGCCCGTGCGATTCGCACAGCCATCTCCTCGGCTTCCAAGCGCGAAGGCTCCGTCACCCCACCACCGACGACGAACGTCTTGCGCTTGTCCTCGACCGAGGCGCGCGTCTCCTTCGGCACGAATTCGATCCACGACTTGACCGGAACGGCTGGGTCTTTCTTGTTCTCGCGCTCCGACTTCATGGCCAGGACTTCTGCTTCCGCCAGGGCTTTCGGACCAATCTCGTAGGCGGCCCAGGCTTTCTCGACGTTCCCGCTGTATTTCTTCGTGAGGTCATCGAACCGGGCGCGATCTTCTTTCGTGCCAGCGCCAATGATCGCCACCGCGCGGTCGTAGTCCGACGGCATAACGCGATGCTTCATGGTGTTCGATACTTTCTCCGCGGTGGCTAGGGCAATATCTTGCCCACGTTGGTGCCCTACGGCGTCGCTCAGCGCTTGCGCCATGCGCGCGGGCATGATGTCCTTGTACTCGTTCAGGTAGCCTTCTGCGGCCCTGGAATCCCCCGCGGCCAGGGCGCCCCTCGCGGCGGCATCGACCCCGGTAGCGATCTGCTCCTGCTTCGCGGCGTCTACGTCCACGCCACCGCGGCGTACGGCTTCCCTCTCAGTAGCATCGCTGATACGCCGCAGCGATTCCGCCACAGCCACCGGGTTGTTCCAGTTCGCGCCAGCGTTGAGCGCTTCGGTCTTCACAGTATTGGCATGGGCTTGGGTGTAATAGTCGTCCGTCTCTTTAAGCGAATGCGTCAGCAGCCCAGCCTGAAAGTCGAGGCGAATACGACCAATCGCCGCGTTGTATCTTTCCTTGGCCCCGCCGGTGAGGTGGGCGCCATTTGCTTCCGCGCGGGCACCGAACTGTGCGTTGTAACTGTCGAGGAAGTTTTCGCCATTCGGGCCGGGTTGTACCACCGCAGAAGATCGCTGGTACAGGTAGCCGCCTTTCTTGCCTTCAGAGGGCTGGCCAACTTTGAGCTCCAGCTGGTCGCTCAGCGTTTTGTTGATCGCTTCGTCGGCCTGCGCGGCTTCCAGCTTGCGCTGTTCCTGCTCAGCCTGCTGCTTGAACTCGGCGCCAAGACCTGCCACTTGGCGGCCCACTTGCTGCAGCGCGCGACCGAAGATACCCGACTCGTGCGAAGCCACAGCCATTGATGGCTGAGGGATAACGCGCTCTCTATCTACGTCTGGTATGGTCGCCATACTTAGCCTCCACCACCACCACCACCACCACCGCCGCCCCCGCCTCCACCTCCACCTCCGGTCATGCCACCACCGCCGCCGCCCATGCTACTCATCATAGACCCGAAGCCCGACACCGCGGTCCCGAACGCAGCCCAACGTGCAGCCTTAGCGTGCGCACGTCCTTCCATGCGACGAATCTGTGCCTGGTAATCCATGTCCTGCGCCTTCGATTCGGTGCTGTACCGGCGTGTCGCCGCAGCGAGGCTACTTTCTGCTGCGTTCTTGCCGATGATGTTGAGCACTGTGGGATCGACCACGCTCGCGCCAGAGGCCCCTGCTACCGCGATGATGCGCGATTGTATGAGTCGAGCCCTGCGCAGTTCTTCCTCACCCTCGAACTGCCCCTGGGCGCGCAACTGCGCCGCGTTTCGCTCCAGCTGCCCCGCCTGGGCCTCCGCCGCGGATTCTGAGGACTTACCTTCAAGGTATTTCCCCGTGGCGCCGATGTTTGTGCCAACGCTTTGAACGATACCTCCGGCCATGCCTGCGCTACTCATAGCAATATACCTCCTCCCCCCAGAATGCTGTACCTACGTGCTTGAAGCCTACGTGCCGAATGAAGCCCTCTGCGGTGGGTTCACCCTTCGTTGCGTATGCTACCACATACGGGTGTTTGTCGAGTTCTTTTCGCAGTAGCCTGATGCCTTCCACTACTGCCCGCTTGTGCTTTCTCGCTACTTCCGTCAATGTCGAAAAGCACGCGACTTCCCCTCCTGCGAATTTCAGCCCGTACATAGCTTCCAGCTTCCCATCCACCTCCATCACGAAGGCCTTGCAAGTGTACGGCGGAGGACCGCCGAACCACGCGGTTATGTCCTCCGCCGTGGCGGGGCGTACGTCACAGTTTGTCATTTGTCTTGATGCTTATGATCGCGCCCAGCACTGTGCACGGGCGCGGCGCTTGCGCTTCCAGGCACAGGCGCTCGTCCGTGCCGTAGGTGCCGTTGAACTCGATCGACTCGGCATCGTAGGCCTCCCACACGGTATCCGCCGACGTGACGGCCCCGTCCTCCACGAGTGGCAGATCGTCCAGCGTGTCGAAGTCCCTGCCGTAGCGCAAGCCTTGGTAGTGCGTGTTTGCCAATATCAGAGCGAGATGATCCACGCGCTTCGTCTGGGTAAGCGCGGTGCCTCCCTGAGCAGCGTGCGCCAGCTTCACGCTCTTGAACCTCGCCCGATAGGTCAGTCCAACGATGGCCTGCGTCACCGGAGATGGCAGCGTTATCTCCCCCGCGGTGGATACGATGAAAATCCCGAGGTCCTTACCGTCGGCCCAGCACACAACAGACTCACCCTTCAGATGGGCGAGGCCCGTGAGTGTCGCCGCAGGGGCGAAGTTCGTGATTTGCTTGTAGGCATCCGCTTGCTTGTTCACCAAGCCGCCTACGCAATCGTCGTCGTGCGCCCACTTCTCCAGATACCGCACGGGGGCGCCATTGATGGTGCGCTGCACCACGTAGTATGTCTCATCCTGCTGCGCCGCGGGGAGAGTCACTACGTCTTCAATTACCCCATCCGTTTCCACGATCATCCATGCGTTCACGTCTTCCGCCTGGTCGTACACCAGCACCGCTACCTTGCCATCGCTTCGCACGCAATGCAGACGGGTGTCTGGGTTGCGCTGCGCACCCATGCGGACGATGCTCGGCTTTGCCACAGCGGGACACATGACCGTTGCCTCGGTCGCCGAGTGGTTACCTCCTTGATCCGGCGAAAGCGCATATACCCGATGGCCTGAACGGTCCACGAACATCACGCTTTGGTCTACCTTGACGGCATCTACGCTCGACGATCCCCTTGAGGTGTACGCCTTGATGTTGAAATTCGTCGGGGTTATCGGCTCGTCGAGAGAGGAAGAACGTACAGAGTGCTCGGCCCCACCGCCACCGAGGATTAGTCTCGACGTGCTGACCGCCCATTTTATCTTGTCCACCGGCCCTGAGCCTATCGAGCGAATGATCGGCCCGGCGTCGCCTTCGAAATCAATATCGAACGAGTGGAAGCTGTCAGTGACGCTCAACCATTCAGTTGACTTTCCAAACCAGCCAAGGCGACCCTCGTGCAGTGATACCGCCGAGGGGAAGCCCCTGTAGTTGGACCACGCCCCTTCGGCCCATTCCACCGTGGGGGTCAGGCTGCCCAGCTGGCGCACTATGTTACCTGTTACTACCGTAGGGGTGGTATACCCTGTGATGCGGAAAGCGCCTGTCGTAGTGCCGTTGGCGTAGGTGATCGAGATGACCGCGGTGCCGGATGTGTAGTTGCCCGTCTTGAAGCCCAAACGATAGTAGACAATCTGGTTATCCAGGCCATCGTTGAAGCTTGTGGTGGTGTTTGCCGCGTATGTGGCTGCGGTATCCTCCCACAACCCTGGCTCGCCGAGCGAACGCTGGAGCGTGAGCGTGCCGACCCATGTTCCTGAGATCACGATAGTGGACGCCCTCGAAGCCCCCGCGCCGAATACCCGAATGGTGTTCGTGAAGGTGTTCTCTGCCGAGAGATTCGCAGACACCTGTTGCCCTTGCGTCGTCATGCTGAACAAGGCGCCTACATGCTGTTGCTTAAATACTGGTCGGCTCGCCGTGATCGTCGCTGGACCAACAAGAGCACTAGGCGTAAGCGTTGTCGGTGTGACGTTTATCGTCAAGAAGGGGCCGTCGTATGTTACGTAGTCCACCACGCCCCAGCCGTTATTTGAGCGGCGTTCTATGCGCTGTTGACGCACGCCATCACACGCCACGAAAAGGACATCCCCTGACTGGTCCACCCGAATGTTCTGCAGGTTTTCTTCCGTCGTCCACGGCGTAGCCACTTCCAGTATCCCGGTGTAGATCGTAATGGAATCGACAAGACCCGGGTACGCATCCGAATTCATTACCTGGACGTAGAAGTCGCCAGAGGGGGTGAACGCGAGCGTCGTGGCGCCCGGCTTGCACGCTGTGTCGGACACGTATTCCTGCCCGCCTACCGTGCTTCCGATGCGGACCACGCAATCTCCAGAAGCGACCTTCACGCTAACGGCGTGCAAAACGCCGTGGTCGAGAGCAGCCACCGGAACCAATTGATACCGGATCGCCTGGTTCGTTCCATCACCAGTGAGGGACATCGCTCCGGAAGACCATACCGAAATGCAGCCCGCCTCGTCCGCATCGGTCCACCCCGTGATGTTCGTCGTGAACAAGTCATTGGTGATGGCCGTGGACACCGAGGGGAAGGTGACAAGCGCGTCGTCAACCCAGAACCGGGCGATACCTGGAGTCAGTTCAACCAGCGCGGTGTCGTCTACCGCGAACACGAAAGGAAGATAGTGCGCCTTCGCGTCGTTGCGCGTGCTGCCAACGTATTCGAGCCCTGGGCGGAGCGACATCGGCCCCAGCTTCTTCGGCATCCAGTTGGCTTGTTCTTCAGCAGAAAGCGCTACGCGCTGCACATCCACGCGCGCCAAAGCCAGAGGGCTTATGATGCCCCTGTTGAACGCGGTCAGCGGGACGTTCTGGCGCATCCGCTTCTCCTTAACCTATCAGCCTGCTGCGATTGCCGCCATCCCTGAAAGACCCGGTATTTCCGCGGCGAGATGCCGCCCAGCCACCCTCAGGTAGGAACTTCGTGGGACCAGCCATAGCATCCTTCGATAGCGAGGACACGAGCAGCTTTTCCACGTCCTTCTTCAGGGTGTCCTTGTCGGTGGCGTTGCCCTGGATGCGCCCGGTAGCGCGCAGTGCTGCCGAGCCGGCAACATAGTCCGCGAACGATTCCGGCCAGTTCGAGAGATCGTTGCCGTAGGTAGCCCCGTTCGAGATGTATTCGACGTAGATGTCTTGCAGTGATGCGAACCACTGCCCCTTCTCTTCCTGGTAGTGCAGCAGCGGCATCTGGCAGAACTCATCGGAGTACACACCAGCGAAGCGAATGAAGTCTGTCGGCTTGTCGAAGGCATACTTGTGACCAAATGCGGGTGTGACGTCAGGATTGTAAGTCAGCTTCAGCGTGCGCTTCGCAAACTTCCACTGGCCGGCCTCCAGGCAGGCGTTCACCAGGCCCTCGTCCCAGATGTCGTCGAGCACACGCCGGGGTTCTCTGTTCTCAGTCAGAGAAGCCAGCTTGCGCTCACCGAGGTGCTGGGTCAGTGCCTTGTTGAAGATGCCGAGCTTAGAGGCCATGATCGCTTACGCCAGGCCGAGCAGGTCTGCTTCGTTGTCGGCGAGCCACTTCTGGGCGCCTTCCTTGTCGTCGAAGCCTTCTTTGACGTAGGACTTGTCCGATGCGCGGATCACTGACCATTTGCGCTGCGGACCCTTGAACTCGATGGTGTAGGCCGGCTTGTCTTTCGGTGCTTCCTCCACGGCGCGGAGCTTGGCCATCGAGATCACTGCCACCTTGGCATGCAGCTTCGAGCAGCCCACGACGAGCAGCTGCGCATACCACGCGCCGCCTTCAGGGAACACCTCGATCGTATCGCCGACAGCGAACTTCGCGGCGACATGCGCCCAATACGTCGGGCTGAGTACGTCTTCCAACTTGGCCGACTGTTCGGGCGTGGCACGGTGCGCATTGCGCGCAAACTCAGCCTGTTTGACGCGGTTCGGGACCAGCTTGGGCGTGCCCGCTTCCTTCTTCACTTCGTTGGGGGTAGACATGCGGCGTTCTCCTTCACGTTAAAAAGGCCCCAAGTGTACGCCTGGGGCCTCCTCAATGCAACCCCTTTACACCTTAGTCGGTGTTGGTTGCTACGCCGATGTCGGTGCCGTCGCCCAGGTCAACCGCACCAGGGTAGGTGGCGCTGACAGAGATCACGCGGTGCACGGAGGTGATGTTGTTCGTGGTGTCATCCACCTCGACCAGATCGTCCACCTTCATGCCCAGAGAACCACCGTTGGTAATGTAGCCACTTGCGTCCACGGTCGCCTTCGCGTCCGCGGAACTGTAGCGCCAGCGTTGACCGGCACCAGTCAGCGGTGCGTAAGAAACCAATTGGGGCGGGTTTGCGGTATCGTAAGCCATGTTGCTTCTCCTCTCAAAAATCTGTTGGGTCAGCCTACCCCGGAGGGTAGGCTATCCGGTTACTGCGCCGCGAATGCGGAGCCGTCGTGGTTGATGACAACCACGCCGCTGTTTTGCAGCAGCGCAGAACCCATGAACACCGAGGTGCGGGCGAACGAGTAGTCGTTCTCTTCGTCGTAGCCCACCGCGGTAGACACTTCGCCGGTGTTGACGGCGTGGCCCAGGGCGTTCTTGTGGAACATGAAGCACTTCTCCGCAGCGGTGCCCTTGCCCGGCAAGTTCGGATGAACGATCCAAGTTACGCCAGCCCACTTGAACATTTGCAGTCCAGCGGCTTCGAAAGGCTTGCTGGCCACGTAGTCCGCGGAGGCGAATTCCTTGGTCTGCATGAGGTATGCCTCGAATGCCGGGGTGATGATCGCGCTCACGCCACCGTCAAACGGCACCGCATTGTTGCCGAGGATGGTCTTCGCGTACATCGCCAGAGACAGGCTGCCAGTCGCCGCTGCGCCGGTATCTTGGGTTGCAGTGTTCAGCGTGGTGATGATGTCCGAGTCGATCTTGCGATTGATGACGGCCATGCTGTTCTCTTGCATGATGCGGCGGCCATCGCCTTGAGAGGCGAAGATGTTGAAGCTGGTGCGACGACGCAGGTCGTGCCATTCGACGAGAGTGGCAGAAGTCTGGGTCAGGTTGTCCGCCTGCGCCGGGATCAGACCATTCAGGCCGCGAGTAACGGCTTCCTGGTTGTTGGAATCGGCGACCAAGAAGGTGGCCTGATTGCCTTTGATGACGGCTTCGGTCGTGACGGTATTGCGGAGCAGGGATTGACGCTGCTCGAAGCCAGCGATGAACTCCTGGCGGTATTGAATCTGATAGGCGTGGTCAGCCATGATGAATTCTCCTCACAATGTTGAAGACAAAAAGTTTCTTTCATCCGCAGCTTGGGGTATCCATCATGCTGTCGTCGCTGGGTGCCCTTTCGGATCAGCAACTCGGCCAACGGGGCCTTACTTTCGGTGTTGCTTTGGGGGGTGACACGTTGGTGGTTCGCCTGGCCACCCCCTCAGCTTCACGGACAAAGCTATTCGAACTGAATCGCCTTGTCAACTACTTTTTCATCTTTTCTTGCACATTCAGCAGATCGCGGTAGCGAGCCTGCATCTTCTCGGCATTCGGACCCTTCCAGTACTCAGAGGTCTTGTCGCCCATGAGCTTCTGGATGTTGGCTAGTTCGGATTCGAGAGCTTGAGCCGAGTTGGTGCCAGAGCCAGGGATAATGGTTGCCACCGGGTTGACCTCGCGCGCCAGATTCGCCAGCCAGCGCTGAATCTTCGGGTTGCTGCCGAGGGGGGTGCCATCGGCTAGCCGTGCGCCCATGAGCAGATTCTTACCATCCTCGGGGATTTGCGTGAGCAAGCCGTCGATCAT